GGATTATTGTCGAACTGCTGCTCGGCCTGCGAGCGCTTGACCCCGGTAGAGCCCCGCGCCGATCGTCCGGGCGGCTGCAGGTCAATCATCATCGTCAGCGTCCGCTCGGAGCCCGAGACCGCGCCTTCGTTGTAGCGGACCTGGTCGATCTCGTAGATTGATGAGGCGAGAATACCGAGGACCGCGTCCGTTTCGGGATCTCCCGCCAGATGGGAGATGATCACCGGAGCATTTTGATAGTTATATTGCTCAATCTGAGAGACTGCGTCCTCGGGGTTGCTGACTGGGATGTTTGAGAAGACGATAGTCCGCGTCGTCACGGCGACGCCCACTGCGCTCACCAGTTCGCCCGGCTCGAGAAAGCGGTTCGGAAGATAGGTCAGACCGTTATAGGTGTAGGGCCTCCCACCACGATGGTAGCCGACGGTCTTGCCGGGTAAATCGAAGCGGATGAGGTCGAGCCGTGCAAGGCGGCCGGTCTCGAGCGCACTCTCGACAGCAGGATCCAGCACACTCATGAGAAAAACATCTCCGTAGCGGAAAAGGAGGCTTCGCGACCCGCCCACGATTTCGGTGCCGCCACACTGCCCGGATCAATACTCATGACACACGACGGCTTCTCGAGATGGACTGTCGCCGACGTAGTGAAATGCTGGGTGTCCAAACCAAACATGATCGAGAGCGTAACCACGCCGCTAGCGTTCGCCGTGGCGTTCTCGACGATCCGATGAAGGGATCGGATCAACACCGACTTCCGCAACTCGACATAGTCTCCGGATGATAGCTTGAAACCAGCCGGCAGACCTGAGACGACGATGGTTCTGCTGTTAGTAATGGACTGCAGAACCGCGCCGCCATTGAATGCCCCTCCCCCTGCTTTCGTGCCGGAGAGAGGTTTCCCGTTGTTGTGCGCGATTGGGCGTGGCCGGAACAGGTCGTATCCGAGAAATGGTGCACCTCGCGAACTCGACTTCATGACGAAGGCATCAAACAGTCCGTAAAAGGCTGGCGTCATCCAGTTCGTGGTGTATTGCGCCTTCCAGAAAGGCGTGCCGGCGGCCTGCTCTTCGGAACGCCGGCCCTCCATCATCGAAACGTCCGTCGGATTGATGGGATCAAACTGGCAGTCTCGCCAAGGCAGCGTCGGCAACAGAATCGGATCAGGCATGTTGGTTGCAATCCAGGGTAATCGCCGCAATATGCAGCGGTAGGGAATTAGGGAGCGGAATCAGTGCCCACAATCGATTTCAGCGGGACAACACAGCAGGTTCTTCAGCTCTTGGCCGATGAACACAGCAAGCTGGTCAAGCAAGTATCGGACCTGGAATTCAGGGCGAATGCCCATCGCTTTATGTTTATGTTTGTTGCAAGCGCTTTATCGAACATCGATGAATCTCAGTACGAGGCGCTGATGGCCATGACAGAGAACGCCCGTAAATCGAACATCAACTCAGCGGAGAAATTCGCGAGTGATCCGAAATTGACACCCGAGCAGCGGTCCGGTGCACGACGTGCCTTCGAGGTAATGGCGCAGGAAATGGAGGAATTCCTCACATCAATGAGGAAGGCTAAGAGCGGCGAAAGCATCTTCACCGTGATCCAAGGCGGGAAATCCATCGAAGATTAGCGGTCTTCGCCGTTTTGGTAGATGTTTGCCTTCGCCGCGTCATACTGTTTTATGGTCTCGACGGAGACGCCTCGGCTCTCCGACCGAATGACGGGCCTGAACATCGGCCCCTCCTCAGCAATCACCCGAAGGATGATCGCGCGCGGCCCATTCTGGTTTAGCTGACCGCCCGATGGCGCCACGTTGCCATTAGCCGGTCGTTGAAGGCGATGGTTCGGAATGACCTCCTCGCCACCCTTGAAACGGACGAGCTCCGGCCCCTTTTCACCAACCCATGCGACGCCAGAACGAGCGGAGCTCGTTCCGTTCGCATACCCACGCAGCCCAGCCCATGGGTCCACCTTTGAGCCACCGCCGAAGAGCCAACTGAGGAGTCCTCCTCCGCCAGCCCCTGCGCCGGCGCCGCTGACCTGAAACACGGCATCGAGGACGTCGTTCAGCAGCTTGTCGGCTATGCGGTCGAGCACCCCCAGAGCCGCGTCGCCGAAAGACGCCCATACCGACTTGCCGTTCTCAATGCCCGCGAAGAAGTCATCGAAGAAGCCTCCGGTCACTTCTTTGGCAAAGTCAAGCGCGATACCCATCTGGCGGGTCTCTTCCTCGATCGAGGCCATGACCTGCGCAAGTGACGATAGCTCGCTCTTCTGGGCATCCGTGAGCGAAATGCCGCGCTGCTGCGCTTCGTTCAGAAGCTGCGTCTCGTAGCGGAGCGCGGCGGCCGCCTGCTCCGTGAGCCCGATAGCATCACGCTCCGCCTCAAGCGCCGCGATCTGGCGCTCAGCGGCGGCGACGATGTCGGAGTATTTCTCCTGCTCGCTCTTGCCGCCAGTGCGCTTCTTCGATTTCTCGTCGACTTCGGTCAGACTTGCGGCAAGCTCTTTGAGTTTGCTGGTCGCCGCCGAAGCACCTCTGGCAATGGCACCGCCGAAGTCTCCGAGATAATCGGCGCTGAGATCGGATGCTATCTGCCCGTTACGCTTGTCTGCCGCTGCCGCGAGCTCCTCGGCGTACTTGTTTGCGAACTGGAAGTCCTTGTCCAGCCCGAGGTCTCCAATCGTCCCCAGTTGCATCCCTTCCGGTAGCCACTGATTCGCTTTCGAAGCGAAACTGTCGATGAGACCGGCGCCACGCTGAACCATGTCGGTCATGGCTTTGATAACTGCGTTGGCGGCCCCGATTGCAGCTGCTCCGATGACGTTGGGAAATTGACCCCAAAGGAACTTGATGTCGTGATAGGCGGCTACAAACGAACCTATTACAAAATTGGCGCCTGTTTTGGCATCGGCAACGATGTCGCGCCCAAAGATCTGCTGCATCTCATCGCGAAAAATGATTGCAGCCGCGAGAACTGCACTGAAGCCAGCGATAACCCAGCCAACCGGTCCCATCGCAGCCAACCATGCTGCCGTGAAGCTAGCCGCAACCGTCCCAGCCGCGACTATGAGGCGGGATAAGACCGCGATAACATTCACGATGCCAACGACGATAGACGGGGCGTAGATCAGCGCCAGGGCTGCGGCTGCGGCGATAGCGTAGGGTGCCACAGTTTCGAGAACGTCCGCCACGGCCATCAGCGCCGATTGCGCCAGCTTTGCCCAATCAACCATCTGCAGGCCAGCGGCTACCAGCGCGATTATACCGATCGTCAGGAGGCTAGCGGGGGAGAGCACTGACAAGAAGGCTGCCCCCAATCCCTGGACTGGTCTCTCCATAGAAGAAAGGACGGCGGCCAGTTGCGTGCCCTGCTGAAGAGCAATCTGCAGCGGGCCCATGCCCATCTGCGCGCTGACAGCAATGTCTTGGAACTGAGCGGCTATGTTTCCAAGATTTCCGCGCGATGATGCGCGGTTCTGATTGGCCGCCCGGTTCATCATCTCGATCTGCTTCGACGCTGACGCCGCAGCGGCACCTTCTGTTGCATAAGCCTTGGCGGCGGCCGCCGCGGCTCCGGTCGCACCGCGATTTGTGCCCGACAGCCCATTTGCGGCTGCTTCCGCGCGCGCGGCCGCTCCAGTCAGCTGATTGAGAGCGTCGGTGCCCTTTTGAACGGAGCCACTTTCAACCTGGAGCCCGAGCGTGGCGACATCTGCCATGGCTTTTCCTTTTTCAAAGAACGTGCGCTATCGTCCTGCCGATTCAACCGGAGGAAGACGATGCGCAAGATATTGGTTGCTTTGGGGTTGGTGTTATGCGCCGCCCCGGCCAACGCTGACGCCAATACCCGTGCGGCTGCTCAGAAGGCAGCCAAACAGATGATGGAAGATGCGTTCATTTACCTTGGTGCGGCATATCTTTGCCAAGACGCGTTGGGGACTTCCCACTACTATGCTGCGCGATCCGCTGTCGAACAGACCGCCATCCTTGGAGGTAAATCGCAGACCGACGCCGTTATCATTGCTGACGATTTCGACAAAAGAATACGGCGAGATCATCAAAAGAAAGCACCGGCGGAGAACGATCAGAAGTGCTTAGACGGCATCCTCGTGACACAGACCGCACTTCGTGTGTCTCAGGCCCGTTTTAAACAGGCTCGCGACGCCGACAAATGAAGGCGTTCCGGACGGCACCAAGGAAGAGTTCAAGTAGCTGACTCGACTCTACGTTGCGACTCGTGATTTGTTACTGGGAAAGGGAGACAAACATGAGCGATCCTAAGAACCCATCCCCGCCGCCGCCGCGCGAACCACCGCCACCTCCGCCGCCGGATAGAATGGTTATAAAAGACGGCTCAAAGCCTCCCAAGCGGTAGAAGCAAAACCGCTTAATCCGATCAATATTACAATTGCGCCCAATGCAACCGAACCAACCCCGAGCCTTTTGGCCATGCGTAGACAATTGGACGACCGGCGGTTGACCTCGATATTGGTATCTTGGGCAAATAGCGCCTGAGTCAGATACGCGTCGAGTGCGACATCCTCGGATATGTCGTCTCGACGCGCCCACTGCCAAAATTGGGCCCCTTTCCCAGGCATGCCCACCTTGGCTGTTTTGATTGCGACTATGCAATACCAGCAAGCGAGTGCAAGGCCTGATGCGGATAGTCCAACACCGACATTGATCCAAATGTCCACCGCCCAATTCGCCTTAATCGCCCCCGCGACAGCGGCTGATATCAAAGCTGCTGCCAAAGTCACATAAACGCGAAACAGCGCCACAGCCTGACGATCAGTCGCCAATAACATTGTGAGTAGCGCCACGTCCCGACTTCGAACATCATCGAGAATGATCTTTGGGTCGAATTTTGCCATATAGCCTCCATGCGAAATCATCCATGTGCCTTAGCACCTGGATAGTTGTAGGTCATCGTTGTCGCTGGCTATCGTATAGAGCACTCATCGCGCGCCCTGATCGCCTCGCTCTCCTTCTCGATCTCGACGCCGAACCGCGCGTCCATTGCCCTAAGGATCGCAAGCTCCTCGCGCCGGACGATATTGCCAGTCAGCTGGCACCAAACCGAGAGTTCGATGTTCGAGATCGGTACTGGCCCGGAGAACCCAGGCGGCTGCGCCTGCCGGAGCTCCCAAAACCAATCCCAGAGGAAGGCACCGTTATCCGGCACCTCCGCTTCCGGGCTTTCGACCTCAAAGCTGTCGTTGCGCTCGCGCCTGGTCTCACCGTCCTTGTCTCGGACACTGTCATAGCGCGCGACAATCGCTACGGCTTCGCAGAGCCTTTCGCCAAGCTCTTCGTAAAATTTGCGCGGTCCTCCGAGGCTGCTGCGACCTGGTCGTAAATCCAACCGGCTTCCTCAAGGACCTCGCGCGCCTTCTCGAAGGTGCATTCCGGCTTTTCGCCTTTCCAGTTGTGATCGCGCCAGTCCCAGGACGCGACGGAGGCGGCAGCCTTATCGAGGTATTCAGCCTCGACCTTACTGGCTGTGAGCTTCTTTTTCCGGCTGGCGAGGAACTTGTCGCTGTGCTGTCGAACGACGCGCTTTACCGCATCGCTCTCCGCGGAGCGGATCATGAAACGAATACCTACGAGCTCATCGGTATCCGGGCCGGTGAGGTTGAGCTCGAAGAGGTCTTCGGAATTGACGAGTTTGGAGATGTCCATGGTTCACCTTCAGATTACGGGATAGCGGTGGGATTGACGCGGATCGGCAGCTGGTTGAGGCCGATGGTGAAGCGCTCGAGCTCGAAGTCGTCGGAGCCGCCACCCGGATAAAGCGGGCCAGACACGACGCCACGGCTATAGAAGATCGTGTTCGTGAACCCCTCGCCGCCATCGTTGCGCTCGACTTTGATTGCCATGTTGTCGAGGTTCAGAGGATTACCGAAGGTTCGCAGGATGACTTGGCCTGCATCGTCATGCACCGAGGCGACCTCGATCTGTGGATCACCGGCATTCGCCGTCCCCTTCTGTTTCTGGGTCACCGGCTCATCGAGCGTATTGTAGCTATTCATCGTCGACTCGGCGCCGAAATCACCGATATTGCCGACCTTGCCAACCTGTACCCAGGTCAGTGCCGCATAGGCGGTCTCGATTAGATCCGTATTCTGGGCAGTGGCGCAAACATAAACCTTGCTGCCCTTCTTGGTTGCCTTGTTTGCCATGTCAGTTCTCCGGTTCGAAGGCGATGTACGGAATGGTGACGGGGATTTGTACCCGTTCACCCTCTTGGAGCGGGCCTGCCGCCCACGGCTCGCTGCTGATCGTGATCTTCACGCCAGAGGCGAATAGGGATTGGTTCTTGAAGTGATCGATCACTTGGTCGGCGACATCGAGAGCGCCGATGATCCCTTGCCCGACCGGCCAAACGACTGAGACCTGAAGTAGTCCGCGCTTCTGTTGCGGATCGTTGCCCATGGTGATCTGACGTGTCTGGTTGGGCAGGAAGGTCAATCGAAGGTATTTCGGCGGTAGCGGCTGCCCTGCCGCCGGAAACACGACGTTCGGCGCGGCAACCGGCAATACACCGGGCATTGCTAAGAGGCGGCCTGTCACGGCCTTGAAGATGATTGCGTCGGTGCCTGCCGCCATATATCCGTTACCTATGTCTGAGAAGCCGCCTCTCACTGACGATCAGGTCTATGAGCGCATCCATGCGGCGCTGCTCGCGTTGGGGCGCGAGACGGCGGCCACGGTTCGGGGCGAAACTAGTTTAAGAGCAGCACGGAAGGCGCTGACACTGTTGCAGCTTGGGCTTCTGTCGGCGATGGAGCAAAGCAGCGACAAGAACCGAGCCGTCAAAGCCCCAGACGAGCCTTCAGCTCCGAGGCCTTCCGATCGACAATGAGCGGCCAGTTCTGAGCTGCGAGCCGGACGAAGCCGTCGGCGGGCTGTCCATTAGCGCCATATTCTCGGTAGCCAGCGTAAGATGCCGTGTAGCCGAAGTAGAGCGTATCGCCGATGTCCGCTCCAGCGATGATTGCCTCGATCTGAGCAAAGTCTGGCGCGTAGGTACTTCCTTCCGCAGGACTGGCAGCGGCGTTGATCGCGGGCATGGCGGTCGAGGACGCGAGCAGTGATGCCCGGAGAAATCCGGTGTCCACGCGCATACGGCCGCCCTGCCCGACCGGCGTCTGCATTTCTTCGACGACCTCCTGTGTCGCCTCCTTGAAGATAGCTTCGACGGCACCCTCGACCTTGTCGGCCCACTGCGCCACGGCAGCGCTAAATGAGAGCGTTGCCATCAAACGACCTCAGCGCGGTACCGGCGCACGACCGCGCCGATGTGATCCACCTTGTATTCGAGCCGGCATCGGCAGCCGGAAATCTCCGATATGGGCGCGCGCGGGTCGCCCGGGAAGCGGAGAAGCGCGCCAGATGGGCTCTGAAATACCTCATCCATGCCGACGGCCTTGCCGTTGAGGACACGATGGGTGTGCCGCACACGGCTGTCGCCGGCGGAACGCCATACCTTCGTGACGTCTTGCGCCCGGACCTTGCCGGCCTCGATCTGCTGCCGCATCGCCTCGTCGCGGGCGGAGCTGAGCGCAATCATGGTCTCGGTCCGCGCCAGCATTTCGCCGCGGAGAAGCAGGTTCTTATCGCGCAGCCGGCCGATGATCTTGGCCAGCGCCTCGCCGGTCACCGGCTTCCCTGCTCTGATGGCTGCGATAACGGTCCGGTCGAAACGCTTGTCGCGCGTCTTGAGCTCGAAATACCGGTTCATCAGGTCCGGGTCGCCGGAATCAAGATGCAGGCGCGCCCGCTCGATAAACTCGATCTGGTACCGGGTCAGACCGATCACGCCGCCCTCTCGGCGGCCGGTGACGCGGCTCTGCCGGCCGACGACGTCGAGGGCCGTCGATCTCGGGTTGGCGCCTCTGGCAAGCCCCTGCTCCAACGCCTGGCGGATGCCCTGTTGCTGGTCATCGGTGATGTGTGTGACCATCGTCGACGACAGGTCGCGCAGTATCGCCTCGGCAACAGGATTGCGGACGCCGAAGCGCCAGATCACGCGATTGCCTTGCGGGTCCATGACCTTCGGTAGCTCAGCGACTGCGTTGGTGCCGCCGGCGTTGAAAGCCTCTTGCAGGGCGATTTCCAGCGCGGAGAAGGCTTCCGGCTCGATCTGCATTGCCTCGACCGCGCCGTTGAGGTCGCCGCGCTCCAGCCGCTCGACCACGACGCGGAGGACGATGCCCGACTTGATCTCCTCGATAGCCTGCCGGAATGCCGCGGCAAGCGCCGGTTCATACTTCGCGAGGAGTTCATCAAACGTCATAGGTTATCCAATCTCCTTGTCCGGGAACCGAACCACCCCGCAGGCGTTGTCGCTCCTCACCAAAGGAGAACCGAAGCCATGAGCGAAGTCACGGCAATTCCGAGCCTCGACCTCAACCGTTATCTGGGGCGCTGGTATGAGATCGTTCGCCTGCCGCTCAAATATGAAGAAGATGCCGCTACGGACATCACGGCAAACTATTCCCTTGATAACAACGGGAAGATCCGCGTCGACAACCGCTGTTTCGATAACAACAACCAGCCCAAGCAAGCGCGTGGCCAAGCGGAGCCTGTCGATGCGACGAACGCGAAGCTGAAAGTCAATTTTCTTCCGGCTGCACTGCGCTGGATACCCTTCACTGACGGCGATTATTGGGTGCTCAAGATCGATCCTGAGTACCGGGTCGCACTGGTCGGCACGCCTGATCGCAAGTTTCTTTGGGTGCTCGCGCGCGAGAGTGCCATTTCGGAAAGTACCCTGGAAGACTACCTAGCTGAAGCTCGACGGCAGGGATTTGACCTGAAGAGCCTTATCAGGCCGCGCAACACCGGGCGGGAGGTGAGCGATGCTATGCTTGAGAAACAATGATGCTCATAGGGCAACCCTCTCCTTGGGCCGTGTCGGCGGCGGTAGCGTGATATTCGAAGCGCTATCGCGAGGGATCGATCGCCTCCCCAAAGCCCGCCACAAGCTTTGGCTCGTATGCACTGAGCAACTGATCGAAATTCATGTAAGGATTCCGCTGCATGAACCGAAACGCCCTCTATCTCATCATCGCCGTGCTTGCCGTCATTACTGTCGGACTGGGCATCTACGTCTACCGTGAGGAGACGACGCAAGGCGTCGAGATCAAGATTGGCGAGGACGGAGTTTCGGTTCAGGAGAACTAAGCCGCAATCCTTCCTTGGACGATGAAGACGACCGGCGTGGCGCCGTCGTATTTGTTCGGGTCGCCGTTGACGATCGCGTAATTGGCGCCGTTGGCGGTGACGACGTCGCCGACGGTGGGCTCGATCGCCAGCCCGACGGCCGAGATGTAAATCTGCATGTCGCCGGTCTGGATGACCGTTCCGTCGATGTACCGGGCCTCGTAGGCCATCGGAACGAGCCTGGCCGGATAGGACGTCACCACAGGCTCGCCGCCGTAGACAGGATCCGGAGGCGTCATCCGCTTCACCGTGCCAACTTGCCCATACTTGGCGATAAGGCGCTGCGCGGTCGCCTGCAGGCGTGCATAGATCGGGTTCGCCATCCTCCACCCTTTCTTTTCGAGAGCTCAGCCATATTTACGCCTTCATGCCGCAAGGCTCTTTGTTCAAGGATCGGGGGAATGTCCGCCGTAATCAGCATCCTCGTCACAATCCTTTTCGTCGTCGTGGTGCTCTATCTCGTGCAGAAGCTTCCGATCGACTCTACGATGAAGCAGATGGCCCAGATGGTCGTTCTAATCGTCGGCGCAGTTTCGTTGCTGATCTCTCTGGGCGTATTCTGATCGGCATAACTACACCACCAACGCACCTGGCCAGACTGGCGTCAGGAATGGCCAGAGCAACCCCTCGATCGTGGTGACGACAGGCGTGGCGAGAGCCACGAGATCGTCGATATCCGTCGAAGAGGAGGCTGAATACTCGACCTCAAGCTGTCCGATCTTCTCCCGCTTCACCGTCTGCGTGCCGGTCACCACTGGCGAAAGGCTGCCCGGGTTCGTCAGCTCAAGGAAAGCCGCTTCATACGAAGCGTTGACGATGGCGGCCGGAGTATCGTTCGACGGGATCGCCTCGCCGTAATAGGTCGTGGCGCCGGTGCGCGGCCATGCGCGCTCTTGGGCATACCCGCCGGTGCGCCGGCCGCTGAACCGTGGCTCGTACCGATCGATCACCAGAGAGCCGCGCTGACGTGCAGCGGTCTTCTGGGCATCCGTCGTGCCATCGGGAAAGACATAGCCGGCTTCGGTTGCGTACGCCGTGAAGCCGTCGTTCGTGCCGTATCCAGCCATGTCGATCTCCGATGCAAGAATAGGCCCGGCAGGTTACCGCGGGGGCTGATTGTCAGGGCTGCGTCGCCAGCTCTTCGAGAGCGGCGACGATCTCGTCCTTGGTGGACGGGGTCTTTTCACCGAGCAGCTTCTTGGCAGCCGACTTGAAGGACATGAACTGCACGTTCTGGTCCTTCGCCATTTCGAGCACTTCGAGTGCCGTTTTCGGCCCATCGCCGTCCTGGTTGCTTGCAGCCTTGGAGACGCCTTCGATCTTGAGGAAGCGAAGGCGCTTGGCCTTTTCGAGATCGACGCCTTCGAGGTCGACGTCGCGGGTCTCACCCGGTGGGATGTAGACCGCCCGCCCCTTGGAGCGGACGCCCTGCAGCGCCTTGCTGTTGTTGGTGACCTTCATGACTGATCCTCTGGTTACGGAGCGGTGATTTCGTCGCCGTAGGCGGCAGCACCGGGCAGACGCCATTCGGTACCGCCGGTACGGGCGATGATGCCGGTCTCAAAGCCCATGATGGACTTCTGTCGCGGCTGGAGGACACGGCGCGGCATCGGCAGGTGGAAGCGGAGAACTTCCGAATCCCGGCGATACACGACCATGCGACCGCCGCCGTCCTGGGACGCTGTGGCGAGCTCGCGCAGCGGCTGGATGTCGAGAGGCTGGCCTGTTTCCGCCGTGTAGACGTTGTTGCGGCGGATGTACTCCAGAAGGGTCAGGAGGCCGTCGCCCTCGCCGAGACGGCGGGTGGCGATGAGGCGGAACGCTTCCGGCGGCAGCCGCAGGGTGTCGACCCATTCGACCTCCGACGTGTTCTCGCGGACGCTGGAGATCAGGTCGTTGATGTCCCGGAGGATCTGGTCGTTGGACTTCGCCGACCAGAAGGTCGAAGAGCCGGTGCCATCCGCGGCAACGTCGACACGTGAGACCTGCGGGTCGTTGACGAAGCCGGTCCAGTTCTTCTCAGTCGTGCCGACCATGGCAACCGAGTTGAGGAGGCGCTCGACCTTGTCGGAAGCCGACATGGCCTTGGTGCCGTTCAGGTCGATGCCGTAAAGGGCAGCCTGGTTGACTTCCTCGAGGTTCCACTCCCAGCCAGATCCGATCATCGCGAAGTCATGGCTGGCCATATCCTTCGTGGCCTGGTTGAAGGGCATGTCGGTACCGGCGCCGGAGAGGAATTTCGCCTCGCCTGCGGTGTCGACGGTGAAGAAGGTCGTGCCGATCGCCCAGGCATTCCCTTCCGTCACGACGGGCACGTGAGCGCCGTAGTTGAAGGTCGGATAACGCCGCTGGTAGATGCTGGTCTCGATGTTGCGCCCCTGCGCGATGACGAAGGGGAACGCGGCCTGCGCATCGGCGAAGGCCTGACGGATGATCTGGTTCATGTTCAGGGTTCCTTTCGCGAGGCGTTACGCCTGATGGCGCAGGCCAAGACTGATCTGGACGATGGCGCCGTCGGTGCCCGCTTCTTCGAAGAAGGCATCGGGGATGGCAGGGTTGGCGCCCGTGTTGCCGGTGTTGGTGTAGCGGCCGGTTGCGGTCACATAGTAGACCGGGTCGCCGGCAGCGACCGTTGCACCCGCAGTGACGTACATCGTGCCCATCGTCATGAAGGCGCCGGTGAAGTACTGCGGATAGGCGTCGGGATTGCTGGCGCTCGGCGGTACCGCCGGGTTGAGCACCGCGAGCCCGAGGAAGTCGCCGGTGGAGAGGATGGCAACGCCATGATTGCCGGCTCCCCGCTGAGCAGGAGCGCCGAACTTGATGCCGGCCGCCGTCTCGACAGTGCGGCTGACCTTGTTGCACTTCTCTTCGGAAGCGATCTGGCCTGCAAGTCCCTTCGCGGGAGCCGCGCCATAGGTGGTCTGGTAGGTAGCCATTGAAGCGCCTCCTTAGTTGGCCGCTGCAGAGGTCTTGCCGGCCTTCATGTCAGCGACCATCTGGGAATAGGCGTCGGTCACGCCCTTATCGGCGTCGCTGACCTGCGAAAGGCCCTGCTGCACGACGGTGCGGAAGGGATCGGCGCCGTTCTTGCTGGCATCCTCGACGAGCATGTCGAAGCGGGCGTCGATATAGGCTTCCGACTTGTCGGCGACGGCAGCATCGCCGAGCTTGGCGACGACGACAGCCTTGCGGATGGCGGGATCAGAAAGGCCCTCGGTCTTCACGTCCTTGGCGATCGTGTGCGCCTTGGTGATGAGATCGGCGCGGGCCTGGACGCGCTTGTCGAGGTCGGCGTCGGAAAGGATCTTGCCTTTCAGGGCATCAATCTCGGCATCCTTCTTCGCCAGCTCGGCATCCTTGGCGGCCAGAGCCGTCTGATGTGCCTTCTCGGCGTCGGCGAACTT